CCGCTGCGACGGCATGAAAGAAAGGAATGGCACACTTGAACATTTTTGCTCTCCCTAACTCCTTCGCCCCCATTTTATGACCAACAGACACACAATTAAATTCAGCATTAGGCCATGCGGCCTGTAACCCTCTAGTTAGAGTTCCACTTGATCCTACCGTCCAGACTTCTTTCGGTTGAACAGGAAGTTGTCTAGCCAGATCCCGTATGGAGTCCAATACCTCTGGACAATCAAACCCAATAGGAAACAATTTACGAGTAAAAGGATCTGAGTTAACATAATCACGCGCTCTTTTCTGAGTTACAGATAGCATACCGTTCTCTACCCAGTTCATTGTAGCACCGTATGATATTGCTTTCAACTGGTAAGGATGAAGATTCTCCATCTTTCTTTTTGCCATAAACAATATACATTTCTTATTGAAATGCTGACATACTCTTGCCAACGATATCTGAGCATAACCAGTTGCAGGCGAAGAACCATAAACCAATTCATCGCCGACAAAATCCTTCACTAACGATTGAACAAATCTAGTTTTTGAACCACCATCAATAAGATCATCACGGACTACTAAAAATCCATCATGTTCCATAATTACAGGAGGGAGATTTAATTCATCAATCATAGCATTCTACTAAAATTGTTTTTCTTTTCGAATGAAATTGTATTTTGAAACTTATCAGCAAGTTGATCTGATTTGTGACTAATCACATAGATGTTCGATTTATCACTTACAGAATTTAAAAGTTTCATCAATTCTTCCATGCCTAAAGTGTCCAGAGAAGAATCAAATACTTCATCAAGAATCAAAAGATTACAATTAACACTATTCTTTGCCCTGGCAATTTCTCTCCAAGCAAGTAAAAGTGCCAGATCAATTCTCATCTTTTCACCTTCGCTGAAATTCATATAACTCATTTCATCCCGATGACGACTCTTAATAGTTTCATTAAAATCTTCATCTAAAATAAATTGCACGAAGAAATCCATAGAAGTTAAAAACTTGTTAATGTACTTATTCATAAAGGGAAGATAATACTTGATAATCTTTGCCTTTACTCCAGAGTCCTTTAGAAGATCAGAAGCATATTGATAATAGTGCTCCTCATCTTTCATTTCAATCTTCTTGGTTTCCATTTCAACTAAAGAAACCTTCATGGATTCTAACTTTCCCTTCTCTAATATAATTTCTTCTGTAGAAATATTTGCTTTCTTTAAATCATCAGTAAGAGTCTTTAAAAATTTCTTTCCATTCTGAATTGATGTTTTCTTTTGAAGAAGTTGAATGTTCTTAGTTTGAACAAACGAAGAAGAAGTATTAATTTCTTCAACACGAGAATTATATTCCTGAATAGTTTTTTCTAATTCAGAAATCGCCTTTTCATATTCTTCTTTTTTCTTGTTTCTTTTCTTTAATTCCTTCTCCTTTACTTCTGAAGTAATTGATTGGCAACAAGAAGGACATGTTTCATTTTCTGTAAAGAAACTAATATCTTTAGAAAGCGAAGATAAGTTAACTCCAATTTTGGTTTTGAGAGTTTTAATTTCGGTTAACTTATCAAATACAATATCTTTATCCTCTATAGAAGACATTGTGATTACTATAGAATTTTCCAATTCGGAAATATCATTCAAAAGATCCGCCAATTCAGATTGTATTTTTTGAATCTTTTCATTGGTATGTTCTATATCTTTATTGCTTCTAGTTTCTAAACTATTGATTAGATCATTCTTTGAATTAATCTTTTCTTTTTGAATCTCTATACCATTGTTCAATTCTCTAAGATTTTCTTTAAGAGCAGATATCTTTCCTTTCAAAATCATATTCATAGAACTAAAAACATTAATATCAAGAATGTTCTCAATAACAGCTCTACGATCAGATGCATTTAATTGCATAAAAGGAACAAAAGACGAACTACCAAGAATCACAACTTGAGTGAATGTCTTATAATTCATCTTGAGAATTTGTTCTTCTAATACTGTCTGATAATCTACACTCTTGGCATCTTGATTTAAAAGTTCACCATTTCTATGAATCTCAAATACCTTTGGATTCAATCCTCTACGAACCATATATTGTTCATTGCCTTTTGTAAATTCAATCTCAACTAAACAATTTTTAGAATTAATAGAATTTGCAAGTTGAGGGATATTAATTTTACGAAATGGTTTTCCAAACAAAGCAAAGGTAATAGAATCCAAGAAAGCAAAGGACTTACCACTCCCATTGCTTCCGCAAATGAGAGTGGTATTATTTTTGTCCAATGTTAATTCTGTGAATGTATTACCGAACGATCCAAAATTTTTAAACTTTACTTTCTGAAACTTGATCATTGGTAACTGTATTGTTATTTTCTAAAGTATTTGCTGTATTATCTTCACTAATTATTTTGTCAGGAACAACCATTGATCTGAATGTTGGTTTTTCCTTTGGTGTGGTTTCCGGTGACTCTATTGTATCTGATGGGGGAGGAGCAACTTTCTTTGCGCCACAACCACATCCGCCCTTTTTCTTAACATCCGGTTCAGGTGTGTTAGAGTTAGTACGAGTTACAGTTGTTGTTTTTGCAGGAGCAGAAAGCATCTTTGCTAAAGAATTGCTATCTGGACTATTCAATATATGTGCTCCGTCTGGAAAGAATTTAGAATGAGTAATTTGACCTTCATTTCTAAGTCTTTCAGCATAACCCAATCCATAATACCAAGTAATTTCCGTTCCCTTTGGAATATCAGTTAGAGCATAGAAAGTAAAAACTTTCATAAAGGTATCTTGAACAACATAAGAATTTGGTGTTTCTGAATGATTGTAAATCATTCCATGTCCCAGCATCATTGACATAGTAGGTCCATGAACCCTATCAATTTCACTATTTGCAATCCATGTCATGCAATATCTACCTAAAACCCAATCCTTATTCTTCGGAAATGTTGTATCCAAAAGAACTGCTTGACACTCTTCAATTATTTCTCCTGCCTTAATGTCTTCCTTGGCAAAAACACCATATCCGTCTATCTGGGATTTACCAGCATATGTTCTATTGATAAATCTTTCCTTTCTTGCAAAACTATTTGTGGTATGATCGAACATACCTTTATAGTAACTATGAGATTGACGAACAGGTATACCTTGTGTATTTACAACCGGTGGCATATCCCCTTCTCTTGATTTCATGTTTTCTTGAGAAAAAATAGGATCAGCGTCTGATTTTGGTGTTTCTTGATTTGGTGTCATGATGTTAAACTCTCCATATATAAATCTTTAATAATTATTTTCAACTTAGTTTTATCTTGTACATTTTCAAGATTATCTATCTCTTTATTTATAATCGACATTGTATCTTCTGTTATGTCAATGTCAATTATATTTTGTTTTTCATTATACTCTTCGACTATTGTAAGTTGTTGTGGATTTAATGGATATAAAGCATCAATAAATTTATCAAAAGCAAATGGTTTTATTTTATTTGTAACTATTACTTTTATAAATCCATTCTTATACTTGTTTAAGTTTTCATTTAAAATAAAATCAACGCCCGCCTCTGTAGCATCATCATATTTAATCAAGTGAAATAATTTATTTGGATTTTTAATAAATTCAATATCTCTTGTTTTGGTGTCTAGTATATGAAACCCCTTTGGACTATTCATATCGCCAAAATTTAACTCATACTGAGTACCCAGATAATGAATATTTCCATTATTTTGCTTTAGATGAAAATGACCAGATAAAACTAGCTCAAATCTATCAAATATAGATTTGTTCAATCCACTTGGGTGAATAACGCCATTCATAACATGAAATCCACTAATTTCAAAGTGGCCACCTACAATTGGACATTTACATTTTTTAATAAAATTTAAACAATCTGCTTCGTTGTCCTTTGTAACCCAAGGGACAATACCAATACATAGTCCATCATAATCCACAACGGTAGGGGTTTCTATAATATTAATTACATCAGACTCGTTGAAGAACAATTCATTGATTGAATTTAAACTATTGGTATTCTTGTAGTAAGTATCATGATTACCAATAGTAATATATGTTTTAATATTATTATCAATAAGTGGTTTAAAGAAACGCTTTCTTACTTGAGAAAGAGTATTGAAATTAACAAACTTTCTACGATCTAATAGATCGCCCAAATGTATAACATTTGTTATATTATGTTCTTTTAAATATGGGAAAAAAGTATTTTCAAAAAAATTCAAAGACTGCTCAAGAAAAAATGGAGAATCATTTCTAACTCCAAAATGAGTGTCATTTATAATTGCAATTTTCATTCAAATAACCTTGGTTTTTTTGCTTTCTTTTTCTTCTTTCTTTTCTTTCTTTCTTTTGGTTCTAGATTTTTTAAATCTTGTTCACTTAAAAAGAAAGTCTTTTGTAAGAATTCTGTATAGGTAAATGATCCTTGATTGTCTTTTAACCAGTCTACAAATTTACCATCTGGATCATTCATTTGCAAGGACTTATATTTTATATAAGCTTGTTTTTTTTCTTTTTCTATACGTCTCAGAAATGCATAATAAATTATTTGAGTAAAGTATGAGAATGGATTTTTGGATTTCTTTGGATCAAAATTATGTGCATATAGAAGACAGTTTTCTATACCATCACCGACCATATCTTCTCTAAATGGATAGTTAATAAAATTAGGTCTATAGGAAAGATGTTCAGCAATCTTTAAAAAACATTCGGCAATATAATCTGTAACTGGGGGTCTACCCTCATCACATTCTTCTGCTTCTTTTACTTTCTTTTTCCAATCTGTCATTTCTTTACAGAAACGCTGATTGTCAACATAATGTTTTAATGTTTTTGAATCTTCTATATCTTCTTCTTGTTTTGGTTTCTTTTTCTTTCCCATAGTGACACTAGTATACCTTCCATTATATAAAAATCAAGAATCTTCTAAAAATTGGTTGACAATACTTGACAACCTCGTTACACTGTCTGTGTGGGCTATGGAAAAGGATAATAGTAACTATACTCTAAGAGCTCTAAAGCCCTCTGAGTACTCTAGAAACCACTTAAGCATAGTCATCTGAATTAGGATCTGGGTTCCAATCGGAAAACTTATTTCCGAAGTCTTTTCGATCCTTCTCATCCCCTGTAAACTTATTCTTCTTCTTCACTTCCTTGATCATTTTTTGTAGATCACGGGGATCTAAAATACCAGAAGTAATAAGATTCATAATCATTTCGGGTGGGAAAACCATACTCATATAAATCATTTCCTGCCCGTTCATTTTTTCTGTACCCATTTCACTATCATCGCCTTCTAGTTTACCTAGAACTGAAGAATCTCCACCTGCACCGCCACCAGGACCGAACTTCTCAAAAAGTTCGTTAAACATGTCTTCCATTTCTTTTTCTGCCATTTCTCTATCTTCGTCAGTAACTACATTACTAGAAACGGCAGAAAGATTATCAAGTTGCTGCATGTAAATGGTTTTGCACTTTTGAGATGGTTCTATAATTGAGGCAACATGACTACGGGGGATGCTAATGGTTTTTTCGTCGCTATTATACAACCAATCCTTTAGAGTGGTCATATCATACGGTCTACCAGTCATATCCATCATTGTAGTGAATCGAAATAACATGGGATTAGTAAGAGTGTATTTGCCCTTAGTCTCTGTTAGAATTGAAATAACCTCTTCACCGCTTTTTAATTTTAGTATTTTGCAATTCATGATGTCTCCTTTAGATTAATATTGACTACTTCGTAAGGGAATCTCTCATTACTATATAGGTTGATTCTTTCGTCCATGTGACGGAGAGAATGGTTACGATGCTTCTTCCATCGAAGATCGTCACCTATATCATATATTGAAACTTTATCTTTCTTTTCACTCTTTCGCAATCCTCTACCTATCGATTGTAAGACTCTAACTACCGATTTAGACGGTGATGTGAAAACGATATTGTGTATGTTCTTGATGTTAATTCCTGTACTACATGTGCCATAAGAAGCAACAAGAATACTTCTTGATTGTTTATTTACAATTTGACGAATAGATTCCCTGTCATCCGCCTGTGTTTTTCCATGAATGAGATAGCAAGGATATTCAGAGTATTGCTTTAGCCTTTTATACATTGGTATCCCATGTTTCTCAACAAAGTTAAATAGAACTAGAGTATTCCCTGTTAAGTTCTTACATAGTTGTTCTATGAAATAATTTCTTTCTTCATTTGCAACTAACCATTGTATTTCATCTATGTACTTTGCTCTTTTAATTTCTTCAACTTTAGATTCTGGATACTTTAAAAGAATGCAGTTTATCTTTATATTCGATAAGAAATTTTGATCAATTAGATCCTTTGTTGTTGTGACACGAAAAACAGGACCAAACAGACCCTCTACGACTAGTTTATGAACATGTGTTCCGTCTAGTGTTCCTGTAGTTCCAATTCTAAATTCACAACCCTTCATCTTATTCATGAGTGTTGTGAGTGATTTTGCTTTGAACAAATGACATTCATCTCCGAACACACAAAGAACATCTTTGAAGAATTCTTCTTTCATCTTATAGATGCTCTGCCAAGTTGAAATTATAACTCTTCTGTTTGTCTCTTTTGGTTGACCAGAATATACTGCGTGACAATTACGGAGAAATCCATCTTTATTTGAATAATCGTGGAAATCATTTGCCATTTGACCAACAAGACCAGTTGTTGGAACTACGATTAAAATTTTCTTATGTGGTGGAATTTTTTCTAAAAGATATCGAACACACATGTAAATTATCAAAGACTTACCACTTCCAGTCGGAGAGATGAGTAATGTTCTTTGCTTCAATAGGGCATGCTTTACTGCATCTTTTTGATATTCGTGTGGTTGTATTTCGCTACCATCACTATAGCATTTTGTTCTTTTAAAGAAGTCTTCTATATCTTGTTCGTTGAACTTTAAATTTAAATTCTGAACTGGTTCATATTGAAGTTTATATCCTCGCTCTTCAGCAAACTTAAACAAATAGTCCAACAATCCAACATAAAGGGTATGAGTGAGAGTATTGAAAAGACGAATCTTTCCATCCCATAGTCTATTCTTATATGCTGGTGTAAATTGATAATTAGGAACCGAGAAAGTGAAAAAAGAACTTATTTCCTTAGCAATGCTTTTTTCACAGTCGATTTTTAAATTAACGGCATCTACTTGTTTTACTTCAATCATTGTCCCTGTGTAAATTTAATCCAATCAATTGCAGAACGAATATTCCAATTCCTCTGAGAAATTACTTTAACAAGATTTTCTAGGTAGTTTACCTTTTCCTTTTGAAGTTCAACTTTATTTGAGATATCAATTATTTGTTGATCGCTATCGATAAATCTGTCTAGGTCTTGTCGAAGAAGTGCAAGATCAAATGGTTCCCATCCTAGATCCTTTAATTGTTCATCTGACATCTTTCCAGAGTAATACAACCACTTGTTCTTCCTTACTATATTTAGATCAGATTCCAACTTCTTCAAAATCAGTTTCTCGTCCAACATAATAGATAGATACTTGTTATGAATTTGTGGTGTGCGAAGACTTTCAACATCCAAAGAAGATGGATCAATCTTCATATCTTGTTCAGCCATAGTTCGAATTTCACTTAGTTTAATTGACATGCTTAGATTATATCACATAATCGGCAGAAATCAAGCGGCAGTTATACCTTGTATTTCATAATGTGTATAATTAAATGTGGTAGAAGATATTACAGAATCAACACTCGGTAGAGTAGAATCAAAATCAATTCCACTTAATGATATTGGAAATAAATTATAGAACATAACTTTTAAAATAGGTCTATAAGCACTTGATAAAACTAGCAAATATCCAGTTGATGTTTTTTGGTGTTCCGGTAAAACATCTCCATACGAACGAGTATCAGTAGAAAGATCTCGTATCCAATTATAAATTTCTAACCAATTTTTCATTTCTTCATCAACTACAAATGAAACTAATAAATCTCCAAAGACATGTCTAGTACCAGGTCTTTTAATGTCTATAGCAGTTGGATTTGATTGGATAGAAACTCCCATACTTAATTCTGGTATATTTGCTCTTTGACAAAAATATGAAAATGTAGGACAACGCATTATATTAAAAATAAATTTATTGTTAGTTAATTTATTTCTATTTTCTGGTTGAAATGGATTACTTATTAATAAATCTCCTGGAAGTTTTGATCTTTCAGAATCAGACAATGCATTGAGATAATTTATTAATTGCATAATATATGTATAAAAAAAACAGGGAGGGGTTTTGCCCCTCCCTGCTACTGAACCTTATTCAGTCTTTGTTATCAGGCGAAGTATCCACCGGTCTGTCCGTGGAGATTATCAACGCGGAATAGACGGTAGTAAACATTGCTGTTCTGGTCTAAACCATGACGATCTGTCCAAGTCGAAGATGAATCACGACCCTTAGCGAATGGATTTGCAACCATTCCGTAACGAGTCTTGAATCCAATCTTTGGTTGGAAAGTGTTCTGGTTTACTGCACGAACCATCTGTAGTGGAACATATGGGCAGTAGAAGAATCCTGCGTCATAAGGAGTTGAACCCTTATAACCAACGCAAACGAAGTTCTGGTTGGTGTTGACGAATGGATCAATATAAACCTTAATCTTATTGTTTAGTACACCAGCAAAAACATTACCAGTGTCATCGACATTTAGATTTGCAGTCATTGCAGGAGCAAGGTTTAGGAAACCACCCATGGCGAGTGCACTTGCAACATCTGCAGAGCAGATGATGAAGTTACCTTTGCCTCTACGGGTTTGCTTGGCAATAACATTTGCTTCGCGTTCAATCTGGAACATTAGACCACGGAATCGTTCCGCGCTCCAACGACCGTCTGAGTCGCTTAGGATGTCATAGATACCACCAGTGCCAGAGTTGTAGTTTGCGAGATCTGGTTGTAAGCAACCGGTCTTTGACACATGATACATTGCACGGATAATTTCGCGGTTGATTTCGTTGAGGA